ATGCCATTGACCGACTCGGCGTGCCGAAAGGCGAAGTCTGCCGAGACAGACTACAAGCTGAGCGACGCCAACGGCCTCTTCCTACTGGTGCGGAAGAATGGGTCCAAGCTCTGGCGCCTGAAATATCGGTTCGCGGACAAGGAGAAGCTGCTCTCCTTCGGGGCCTACCCCGAAATTTCCTTGGCGGCGGCGCGCGAAAAGCGCGCATCGGCGCGCGCGTTGCTGGAGCAAGGCGTAGACCCGTCGATTGCGAAGAAACAGCGCAAAGCCGAAACAGTGAACGCCTCGCTGGACAGCTTCAGGCGCGTGGCGGAAGTCTGGCACGCGCAGAAGGCGAAGACCTTGACGGAGCGCTACGCACGTCATGTTATGGACCGGCTCACCAATCATGTGTTCCCCAAATTGGGTGCGCTTCCGATCAAGGACATCACGCCTCCACTGGCGCTGGAAGTAATCCGGGCGATCGAGGCGAAGGGCCATCACGATATCGCGCACCGCGTGACGAATCATATGTCGGACGTGTTCACCTGGGCGATCGCGGCCGGTCTTACGGACCGAGATCCAGCGGCGACGATACGCAAACTTCTGGCGCCGACAGATGCAAAGGTTCGCCCAGCGCTGATAACGCTCGAGCAAGCGCGCAGCGTCCTCACGATTACCGAGGCTATGCCGGCCGCCCATTGCTCCACTCTGTTCGCATCCCGGCTGACGGCCCTCACCGCGGCACGGCCAGGTGTGGTGCGGATCGCCGAGAAGGCGGAGTTCGAGGGGCTGGATGGAGAGCAGCCGCTCTGGCGCATCCCTGCCGAAAAAATGAAGCTGACGCGCCGCCGAAAGATGGACGTCGCTTGGGAGTTTCTGATCCCTCTATCCAGCCAGGCGGTGGCAGTGGTCAAAGCTGCGCTTCAGGCGAGCACCAGCGAGCGCTGGCTGTTCGCGGGGGTCGGCGGCAAGGATCGTCCGATCAGCGATTCCACCATCAGCGGTCTCTACCTGGACGGTGGCTTTCGTGGCGTCCATGTGCCCCACGGCTGGCGATCGACCTTTTCGACCATCATGAACGAACGCGCTGCCGTGCTGGAATCCGAACGAGACCGCGAACGCGATCGGACGGTGCTCGACATGATGCTTGCGCACGTTCAGCCCGGCGTGGAGCCAATCTACAACCGCGCGATGTACATGCCGCGCCGCCGCGAGCTGGCGCAGACCTGGGCAGACCTGCTCATGGCCGGACTACCGGAACCCGACACGCTCCTGCCCGAACAGCGACCTTGGCGGTCGAGAAGGGACGTGCGTGATGGCGCAGCGAACCTTCCAGCCAGTGCGGCGCGAAAGCTACGACGTCGATGATGCCCGCGCCCAGGTGTTCAGACCGATCCAGGGCGGAATCAAATTCGTCGATGTGTACCTTGAGGTATTCGACGAATGGGCGGACCTGACGAAAAAGAAGGGCGCGCAACACGTCCTGAATTCCAACTGCCGCAAGGTTTTGGAAAAAATCCTCCGCAAGTGCACCGACTTCAAGACTGGCGTCTGCGAACCCTGCATCGACACTCTTCAGCGTCTCACGCGCTTCGCCCGCGCCACGGTCGTTCGTTGCCTTGCCGCATTGCGCCGCGAAGGCTTCCTTGACTGGATCCGGCGAACCGTTCCGACCGGCAATGCGCCCGGCGACGGGCCACAGGTGAAGCAAATATCCAACGCCTACTTCTTCGACCTGACCCGCCTCCACACACGCGTGAAGATGGCGATCCGGCAGAAGATGCGAAAGAAGCAAGTCGTTCTCCAGGAAGAGCGGGAACCACGCGTATCTTTCTTCAAAGGCACAAAGAGCGGCATCGCTCGCTCGACCCACGAGCGTCGTGGCAATAAAGCCGCCGCACTGGCGAACGCTCGGACACCCGAAGAAAAGGCGGCCAACCTCTACCCCGGCGATGTCGGCATGCAGCGTCAGTGGCTCGACATGTTCACGCAGGGTGCGAGTTCAGCAACTAGCCTGAATCCCCCCTCCAGCATCAAAGGATAAAAGGAATGAGGACGCTTGGGCGTCCTCATGCGCTGATTTGATCGATTGTCGCCCATCCTAACCCTAGTTCCCGCCTTTGGCGGAGCACCGATCCGAACCGGTGTACGGGGCCGCTTGCGCGCCCCCGGGGCTTCCCAGGGGGGAAGCGCAACAACCGTGCCATGTCGAGGCTCTGTGGCGCCCACGGCAAGGCTGCACGGGCGCAACACATCGCAACAGCCAGCCCCCCAAAACCGCGCAGCGCGCGGGGCCACACTGCATCATTCCCCATCCGAAAAGCCCGCAGGCGAGGCGCGGGGGCAAGCGCGGCGCGCGGGGGTCGGGACCGGTCGGCCGCCGGGGGCCCCCCCCCAGCCACCCCGGGGGCGTGTCGATGCCCCGGCCTTGCCATATGTTCTCTTTTTGTTTCATGGTTCGCGCATGCGAGTCGACCGGTCCAAGATGATCTTCCTGGCGTTGTGCGTGCTGATGGATTTCCAGCGCCGGGCCGCGCGAGGGCCGGTGTCGCCGGGGTACAGTGCGCGGCTGGCGCTGGCCCTGCTCTATTCGTTCAGCCGGACGGGCAACCGCACGATTTACGATCGGTTCTGGCGCAACCTCAGCGACAAGGATCTGCCGGCCGATCGCCTGACGCACGATCGCGGCGCGACGGCGATGGCGACCTTGGCATACATCTGCGGGGATGTGTGCGAAGACGAAGAGCGCGGCGCGCTCTGGAACGCGGTGATGGTCAAGACCGGACGGCTCAAGGGGCCGGCGCACGGCGGCCGGCCCCCGATCCCGATCAAGGAAGGATGAAGTTCGACACCAGCAGCTCACCCGCGCGCTGGGCCCTGGTCCCGCCGCCGACGCTGTACGTTGTCGCCATGTCCCGCATCTCGAAAGAGGCGAAGCATGCCCGGGCGCCGGGAGTGTCATTAATCGACAGCAGGAACTTGCCGCGGATCCCGGCGAGCTGCGCGGCCAGCTGATCGAAGTCGCTGCGCGAGAACACGTCCTGGCCGTAATCGGTCTCGCTCCCCCAATAGGGCGGGTCGAGGTAGAACAGCATGTCGTCGCGATCGTAGCGGGCAATGAACGTCGCATACGGCAGCTGCTCGATCACGACGCCGGCCAGGCGCTCATGGATCTCCGCCAGCATCGGCTCCAGCCTGGTGACGTTGAACCGCGCCGCATGCCCGGCCGACACGCCGAAATTCCGGCCTTCCACCTTGCCCCCGAAGGCGAGCCGCTGAAGATAGAGGAACCGCGCGGCCCGCTGCAGATCGGTCAGCCGGTCCGCCGGCAAGGCGCGCAGCCGTTCGAACTCGGCCCGGCTCGCGACGCGGAATCGCAGGGTGTCGATGAAATAAGCGTAATGCTCCTGGAGCACGCGAAAGAAGTTGGCGACGTCACCGCTGATGTCGTTGATGAATTCGGCCGGCGGTGCCTCGCGCCGGCGCAGGAAGATGCCGCCCATCCCGACGAACGGTTCGGCATAGGCGCGGTGCGGCGTCCGCTCGATCATCGGCACGATGCGGCCGGCAAGATTGCGCTTGCCGCCGATATAGCCAGACGCCGGGCGGACGGGCGATATCGCCCGCATTGAGGAATTGTTCACGAGAGCATGCTCCAAGGCCCCCGCCTGGTGCACAGGTGCGGGGTGGCCATTTCGGCCAGGATGGTCATGGCGAGGCTTGCTCTCGTCGTCGGTGCGGGTTGCAGCCCGCCCGACCCCGCTCGGCCTTTTCGTGCGATCACGGCAACGCGGGTCTGTTGTCGCGCGCCGTTCTACAACAGGTCAGTCCTTCGCTGCCGTCCCCGCCACCGCCTGCCGCTCATAAGGCCGGAACGCCACCGCCTCGACGCCCAGCCAGTCGTTGATTTCCAGCATGCGCAGCTGCAGCGGCTCGATTTCGGCGAAATGGAACACGTCGGCCGCTTCACCAGGCTTGCCGAACCCGCCCGTCACCTGAGGGACCACGCCGATAAGTACCGGCGGCACGCGGTGCGCCGCCAGAACGTCGTCCCGACTGGTGTTCTTGATCCCGAGAAATTCGTCCTTCGCCGTCGCTTCGCCGACCGGGATCACCTGCACGCCCTTTTCCTTACCCTCGGGGATGTGCAGCATCATGTTCTTGAAGTTGCCGGCGCCCTTGGCCTGGCTGAGCTGATCCTCGAGCGCGTCGGCATCGGCCTCTTCGAAGGTCGCCTCGCTGATGTAGAGGATGTAGCCCATGTGCGCGCCGTTCTTGTAATATTTGCGGCGGAACACGGTGGCGTCGAAATTGAGCAGGCCGGATTGCAGCGCGCTGGTCCATTCCGGCAGGCCGTAGATTTCCTGGCGGAGATCGGTCTCCATCAGGTGGAAGATGCGGCTTTCGAACTCGAATTCCTGTTTCCACCCCGGCGTCCACCAGAAGCTGTCCTCGGCAACGCCGCGCCTGGTGTGGATCGCGGGCGAATTGCGCAGCTCCATCGCCCGACCGGCCAGGTTGCGGCGCTCTTCCAGATAGCCGTTCCCCATCGCGAGGAAATTAAGGACGAACTCCCCAAATTCGCGCCGATTGAGCCACCGGCTCGGCGTGAAGAAGCGCAGCAGCTGGTTGCGCTTGTAGAGCAGCGCCGATCGATGGTGCGGACTCATGTCGTAAGTCTTCGCCAACGCGTCCATCGGCATCGGCGGCTCATACCACCGCCCGTTCTGCATCACCTCGGCATAGCCGAGGAAATCACGCCGCTCGAGAACGGGTTCCGGATCGCCGAAGCGGAACGCGCGGGCGCGGCCCTTGCCTGCGGACCCGCTGCCAGTCGAAGCGGCGTCGACCGTGCCAGCGCGAGTGTTCGCGTCCGCCGCTGGCGCGCGTTCCGTCGTCGTTTCCATTTCCGAAGATCCTCAGTCGTGATTTGCGATTGCCCGCCCGCGCCGGGTCGAGCGGTTCGTTGTGAAGCGCGTGCATGATCGCCCAGGCCAGGTCCGCATGCCCGGTGTCGCCGGCCCGGCTCGCGACATAAGTCACCTGCCGCTGCGAGGCGGTCAGCTGGGCGCGGATCGCCATGAAGCTGGCGGCGATATCCTTGGCGCCGGCATCGAACTCGATCCGGCCTTCGCTGAAGACGTTCTTCGCCTTCAGCACCATCTGGGTCTTGAGCGGCACCGAATAATCGAGCCGCTTCGCCAGCGGGAACTTGCGCCGGACGATCTCCCACACGGCCTTGCCAACGCCGGTGGTGTCGATCCCGATATATTCGACGCGGTAGCGGTCGAGCTGCTCGATGATCTTGTCTGCCTGCGCCTTGAAATCGAGGCCCTTGAGCCTGTGCTTTTCCAGCACGCGGAACTTGCCGCCCGGCTTCTCCGGCGGCGCCACGATGACAAGCGCGGCATCGTCGCCGGCAGCGCTCTCCGCGGGATCGTACCCGATCCACACCGGCCGATCGCCGAAGGGGCGCAGCGCGAACGGATCGAAATCGGCTTTCCAGGCTATCCAGCTATCCACCATCGCCCGCCGCATCAGCGCGAACGGGAACATCGACTGGCTGTCGTCGACGAATTCGCACAGGAACAGGTTGGCGAATTCGTCGGGTGAGTATTCCAGTTCCAGCTCGTTCCGGTCGAACAGGTCGCAGCCGCCGGCCTCGGCATCGTCGATGGTGACGATCTGGCGCCAGATGCCATCCGGCCCGGCGGCACCGCGCTGCAGCGCGCCGTGGCTGATGTCGATCGCCACGCGCTGGTCCTTCGCCCGCTTCCGGTTGAAGCGGTCCCCGCTCCACATCGCATAGGCTTCGTGCGCTAGGGTCGACGGGGTGGAGAAGTACGTTTTGCGATAGCGCTTGTGCGTCGCCATCGCCGAGGCGACCTTGTTGAGCTGCTCGAACCCGTGAATCCAGAAGCATTCGTCGATGTAGACATCGCCGTGATAGCCCTGCGCCGTGCGGTAATTGGTGCCCAGGAAGTAAAGCTTGGGAGGCTCGCCTTCCGGCCCCGACACGCCATCGAGGTCGAGCGTGATCGGATCGCCTTCCAGCTTCACCCCGCAGACTTCGGCAACGAACGCAACGATGTACTGCCTGAAGATATTGGCCTGGGCGCGGCTCGCCGAAATGAATATCTGGTTGTTGCCGGTCTCGATCGCGCGGATCAGCGCCTCGCGCGCGAAATAGAAGGTGGCGCCGATCTGGCGGCTCTTCAGGATGAAGCGGGTCTTGAGGCTGGTCGAACCGTTGAGGTCGTTCTTCGCCGTCCGCCAGCCCAGCTGATAGCCGAACAGGCCCCTGTCGAAGGCGTCGATCAGCTGCTGCTGCTGATCCTCATCGAGATGGTTCTTGCGCTTCTGCTTGCGCGGCCCGGCGTTGCGGTTGGCGACATTCGGATTGAGATCGCCCTCATGGCCGCCCGGCTCTTCGTATCGACGCACCCGGGCGAAGCGTTCGGCCTGGCGGCCCAGCAGGTCGATTTCCTTGAAGTCCGACCCGGTCTTTTTCTCTTTCAGGACGAGATTGCAGTACTGCGCCTCGGTAACGCCCTCCATCCGTTCCAGCGGAGAAGCGTCGTCCCATTTGTCGCGCGCTTTCCAGCTGCGCACCGTGGCCGCGTTCAGATCCAGCACTTCGGCCACCTGCTCGAGCGTGTAGTTCGCCCAATAAAGGTGCTTCGCCCTGCGCCTGGCGTCGAATGGGATGGTTCCGGTCATCGCGGCGGACGCTACCCCCGAGCCGCCGCCCGTCTCCGCTCCCCGGTGTTGTAGCGCGCGCCGCTACAACAGCCCCACGTTGCGATTTTGCCACGCTCACGCGCCTTTAGGCTGAGGGCGGCCCGGTCTCAGCCATGCCGGGTCGCCAACCCAGATCCAGCACGGAGCGAGCCGGCCCATGTCCAAGTCCAAGTTCTACCGCATCCTTGTCGAAGGCGCCACGGTCGACGGCCGCACGGTCGATCGTCAATGGATCGAAGACATGGCCGCGACTTTCGACCCGGCCACCTATCCGTGCAATATCGACTGCGAGCACATCAAGGGCTACTCGCCCGAGCCGCCGTTTAATTGTTACGGCCAGGTCACCGCGGTTCGCGCTGCCGACGTACAGCTGAATATCGGCGGCAAGCCGGTCACCAAACGGTCGCTCGAAGGCCAGATCGCCCCGAACGCGCAGCTTCTCGCGATCAACGGCAAGGGTCAGAAGCTCTACACCTCGTGCGAGATTTCGACGAATTTTGCCGGCACCGGCAAAGCCGGCCTGATCGGTCTGGCCGTGACCGACAATCCGGCATCGCTCGGCACCGAAATGCTGCAGTTCGCGGCCAAAGCCAGCGTCAACCCCCTGTCCGCGCGAAAGCAGGATCCCGGCAATTTCATCTCCGAGGCCACGGAATTCGTCCTCGAGCTGGAAGATGAGGCGGTGCCCGCGATTTCCGATGATGCGAAGGGCTTCTTCTCGGCCGCGACGGCGTTCTTCAAGAACCTCACCGCCGGCCAGCAGACCCAGCAGCCGCTGACCCCGCCGACCCCGGCCAACGATCCCGCCCCCGCCAACGACAACGACGCCCGTTTCGCCGCCGTCGCCGCCGGCATGGAGGCGATGACGAAGGGGATCGAGGCGATGTCCGGCAGCTACAACACCGGGCTGGCCTCGGTCCGCGCCGACGTCACGCGCCTGGCGGCACTGATCGAGAACACCGACGCCAATCCGCAGAAAAAGCGCCCGCCGGCCGCCGGCACCGCGCAGTTCGCCACGGACTGCTGATCGCCAGCCCCGCCCCCTCGCCCTCCCAAAGGACGCCTTCCGATGCGTAATGACACCCGCCTTCTCCTTTCCGCCTTCGTCTCCCAGATCGCCATTCTGAACGGCATCGATCCGGAGACGGTGGCCAAGAACTTCACCGTTGCCCCCGCCGTCGAGCAGAAGCTTGAGGAGCGCATCCGCGAATCCAGCGAATTCCTGAGCCGGATCGAAACCGTTCCGGTCGATGCGCAGGAAGGCGACAAGGTCGGGATCGACGTCACCCGCCCGCTGGCGGGACGCACCAACACTGCCGGCGGCAACAAGCGCACGCCCACCGATCCCACCGACACCTCGGACCTCGGCCGCTACCGCTGCGAGAAGACCAACTTCGACTATGCGCTGAAGTACGCGAAGATCGACGCCTGGCGCCACCGCCCGGAATTCCAGCAAATGGTCCGCGACGTGATCCTGAGGCAGCAGGGCCGCGACCGCATCATGATTGGTTGGAACGGCATCATGGTGGCCGCTGAAACCGATCGCGTCACCTATCCGCTGCTGCAGGACGTCAACAAGGGCTGGCTCTACAAGATCCGCACTTTCGCCGCCTCGCGCGTGCTGAACGACGGCGACCTGACCGTCTACGCCAACGGGGCCAACAACCCGAACCTGAAGGCGGTCTACGTCACCGAGCAGGGCGAGCTGTTCGACGGCACCACCGGCGCCAAGACCACCGCCGAGGCCGACTACATCAATCTCGATGCGCTGGTACATGATGCGATCGAGCTGATGGACGAGTGGAACCGCGACGATACCGACATTGTCGTGATCGTCGGCCGCGATCTCGTCCATCAGAAGTTCCAGAACATCATCAACACCGCCGCCGACACCGCGACGGAGATGGAAGCGCGCGACCGCATCCTGAACCTGCCGAAACTGGTGGGCGGCAAGCGCGCGATCATGGTGCCGTTCTTCCCGGCCAACGCCCTGCTCATCACCAAGCTGAGCAACCTCAAGATCTACGTCCAGAACGGCACCCGCCGCCGTGCCTTCCGCGAGGAACCGGAACTGGATCAGGTCGCCAACTACGAAAGCGTCAACGAGGCTTACGTGGTCGAGGATTACGGCGCCTGCGCCTTTGTCGAGAACATCGTCATGGGTCCGGCGCCCGCGCGCCCGGCCGCCCCGTAATACCCGAGGGCCTTTGACGGGGGACGCTGCCGGGACAGGCGGCCAGCCCCGAGGCCAGAGAACGGAGGGGGATGTCCCGCGCCCCCTCCACCCTTTTCCCGGAGACCTGCCTTGAGCCTCGCCACCCGCCGCCGCGCCGAAGCCGCAACGATGACGCCGGATCAGCTGGCGGCCTCGGTCGAGCAGGCTCAGCCCGTCGTCACCCCGCCGGCCTCGCTGGCCCGCCGCCACCGCGCCCGCGCCCTGGGCGAACAGCACGCCGCCGCCGCGCCGGTTGCCGCGACGGCCATCGTCGCGCCCTCTGCCGGCGCCAGCGAATACGAGTTGCAGAAGGCCCGGCTCGGCGTCGATCTGCGCCGCCTGTCCGAAATCCAGTCGATCGAGCGCAAGATCGCACTGAAGCACGAGCTGCTGCCGCAGTATCGCGAATGGGTGGAAGGCGTGCTTGCCGCCGATTCCGGCGTCGAGGACTTGCTTCTCGGCTATGCGATGATCTGGGCCATCGACATCGGCGATTATGCTTATGCCCTGCCGCTCATCGAATACGTGCTGAAGCACGATCTACCGCTGCCGGAACGCTTCGATCGCACCGCGCCCACCCTGATCGTCGAGGAAATCGCCGAAGCCGCGCTGAAGCTGCTTGGCAACGCGAAGCTCGAAACCGTGGGCGACGACAAGATGGCGCCCTTCGCCACCGAGCCGGCGATCCTCGATTTCATCGTCGATCTGGCGGACACCGCCGACATGCCGGACCAGGTCAAGGCGAAGGCGCACAAGGCGCTGGGCCTGGCTTACCAGCGCGCGGGCCTGCTGATCGCGCCCGACGCCGACGGCCCTGCCGGAGCGAAGCACGGCGCATTCGTTTTCGCCCTCACCCACTTCCGCCGCGCGCTCGCGCTCGATGCCAATGTCGGCGTCAAGAAGCGCATCGAGCAGCTGGACAAGGAAGTCACCAAGCTCACCCCACCGGAGAACCAAGCATGACCACGCTCGTCACCGTAAAAGCCAACGGCCCCTGCTACCCCGCCCGGCTCGTCAAACGCGAGAAGGACGGCACCGAATCCCACAACCAGCTGATCGCGAGCGGCCACGCCGTCGAGATCTGGGTGGGAACCGATCAGACGATCACCGTGACCGAAGAATATCATCCCGAAGGGTTCGCCTACCCCTCGAACTGAGCTTGCGCCCCCGGCGCCCGGGGGGCGGACCCGGCATCGCGGCCAGCCACTGGCTGACACCACGTTGCCCCGTCCTCACCCCCCGACCCTTTCCAAGGATCTGCCTTGACCTTCGTCGCCGCCCCGCCCGCCAATCCGCCCGCCGCCGTCCTTGACGCGATCGTGGGCGATGGCTGGTATCCGGATCTGTCGATCCAGGCGTTTCGCGCCAGCCAGCGCGTGCCCGAAGTCGTCAGCCCGGCCCGCGCCCGCGACGCCCTGATCGGCGGATACCTCACGGCCGAAACCAACCTCGCCACCTGGCGCGCGGCGCAGCAGGCCGCCGGATCGACCAGTCTCGCCAGCACCGATACCCGCATGCTCGGCGGCGAATCGCGCGCGGTGCAGCTCTGGCGCCGCGCCGTTCATGCATTCGCCGCTGCCGACCTGGCGGAGACGCATGGCGATATCAGCGCCACCGAAGCCGGGCGCGATCGCACAGAGGTCCGCGCGCAGTCTGCCGGCGATCTCCGCCGCAACGGCACCGCCGCCATCCGCGACATCATCGGCACCGCGCGCAACCGAAGCCGGCTGATATGACCGCCGCCGCCCTCACCGCGCGCGAAGGCGACACGCTGGATCTGCTGCTCTGGCGCGAACGCGGCCTCGGCCCCGCCGCGCTGGCCGAAGTGCTGGCCGGCAACCCCGGCCTGGCCGCCACCGGCCCGGTCCTGCCCGCCGGCACGACGGTTCTGGTCGCGGTCGATCTCTCCACCTCTCCGACGCGCGAAGTCGTCCAGCTCTGGGACTGAACTCATGTCCGATCACATCGCTTCCGAACTGTTCGACACCGCTGCGACGGCCGCCACCGCGCTGGCCCCCAGCGCCGCGGGCGCGACGATCGCCACGATGATCAAGCGCGGCCTGTCGTGGACAGAACGCCTGGTGCAGATCTTCGTCGGTATCGTCGTCAGCTGGTATTCGCGCATCGCGATCGAGGCGATCTTCGCCCCCGATCCCTTCCTCGGCCAGTCGATCGCCTTCACCATCGGCTTGCTCGCCTGCGACGCCCTCCCGCGCCTGCGCGAACGCGCCATCGCCCGCATCGGCGAACTGCCGGATGCCGTGGCCGATTGGATTTCCCGCCGCATCGGAGGCCCGAAATGAGCGATCCGCGCAAGCCTGCCTTCGACGCGGTGCGCGCCGTCGCGCGCCCGGGCTTCTTCAACGAACCCGGCGCGATCGACGCCCTGCACAGCTTTCTCGACGCTGCCGGCGCGGCGCGCGAAACCGCGATCGTCGAAGGCATCACGCCGCGCATCCTGGGCGAGATCGTCTTTCACGAAGCCATCGTCCAGGAACTCTATTTCGACAGCCAGCGCGTAGCCACCTGGGGCGTCGGCATCACCGACGCCAGCGGCCATGACGTCGCCCGCTACAAGGACAATCCGCAGCCGATCGCCCGTTGCCTGGAAGTCTACGCCTGGCTTCTGCGCGAAAAGTACCTGCCCGGCGTCCGCCGCGCCTTCAAGGGCCAGCCCCTGACCGAGGCGCAGCTCGCTGCCGCGCTGTCGTTCCATTACAACACAGGCGCGATCGAACGCGCGGGCTGGGTCGAAAGCTGGCTGAGCGGCGATGTCACCTCCGCTCGCCTCCGCTTCATGGACTGGAAGCGCCCGCCAGAAATCATCCCCCGCCGCGAGAAGGAACGCGACCTGTTCTTCGGCGGGCGCTGGGCCGGCGATGGCACGGCGATGGTCTGGCCGGTCAAGAAGCCGGGCTACACGCCCGATTGGTCGCGCGGCAAGCGCGTCGATATCTCGGCCGACCTGGCGAGGCTGGCGGCATGATCGGCGCCGCCACCATCCGCGCCATCCTGGCAACCGGCGCCGCGCTCGCCCTGCTGGTGCTGATCGGCATCGGCGGCTGCGATGCCGTCCGCGATGCCCGCGCCGCCCGGAAACAGGCCGAGCGGGAACGCACCGCCGATCGCAATCTCGGCCGCGCCCGGCAAGTCCAGGAAGCGGCGATCATCACCAATCGAAAGGAGGTCGACGATGCGACCGCACCGATTCCGGATCAGCCTCCCAGCGCTCGCCAGCGTGCTCGTGCTTGCGTCGAGCTGCGCCGGCAGGCCGGATCTGCCCCGCCCCCCTGCTGA